TAGGAAGCGCTGGGCTTCTTTAATCTTCTAATACAGAGGCAATGCCGCCTAAACTATGACGACGGTCATAACGGGCGGCTACCTTTGCCTGCACCTCGTCGTAAGCGTCCTCAATCATGCGCGACAATTGGCGTCCAATAGCACGATCCTCGTGATCTGCTATTTTTACTAACTTGTCGTAAGCATCTATTGAAACACCGACAGATTTGTACTTTACTGGATTTGGCATGGAGGTTTTTCCCATAAATGACGTTTCCTAATGTATATAATCCCAAACGGCGTGGGTCAAGGCCCAAGTACGGAAACAAGAAGGTTATAGTAGATAACATCAAGTTTGATTCCAAGTGGGAATCAGAGCGTTACCTGTACCTAAAGTCGCTCGAACGCGCAGAGCGGATTAAAGACCTAGAGCTACAGGTGAGGTATAACCTTTTGGTTAATGGCGAAAAGATTTGCGCATATGTCGCTGACTTTCGCTACCAGAAGGAAGACAAGAACGGAAATTGGTACGAAGTTGTCGAAGATGCCAAGGGCGTCGAAACCCCTGAATTTAAATTAAAAAAGAAACTTATGCATGCCATCCATGGCATAGAAATATTTTTATCTAAAAAAAGTCGTTGACATATCCCAATTCATATGGGACAAAGAATCTCTAGCAATTAAGACGGAAAGGAATCGACATGAATAGTCGTGAACTGTTCGAACGTCGTCAGGAACTCAAATACATCATCGCAGACTTGCGTGAGGAGTTGGCGGACGTTGAAGAACAACTCTATGATACATTCTACATCCAGACCACCGACGCGCTACGCGCAGATGGTAAGGACTTTGGAACCACATACATTGTTGCAGGCAATCGTAAGCTGAAAGCCACTGTGCGCAAAAAAGTAACGTGGGATCAAGACAAACTTGGCAATGTCTTGCAGTCAATGCCAGAGGAAGATGCGCGTCACTATGGCAAGCTGACACTTGCTGTTGACGAACGCAAATACACCGCAGCCCCACCCGCAGTAAAAGACATGCTTGAACCATGCCGCAGCGTGGAAGTGGGCGGCTTCACAATCGAAGAGGTAGAATAATGGGTATCCAAGATTTACTGGAAGCGAACTACACAAAAATGATCAATGCGTCTAACGCGCTTGATCAACGCCAAATCCATTTCAATGCAGAAATCACTGCACAAGAAATGGAAACTATTGTTGGTTGGAATTACAAAGGCAACCGCGATTTAAACAAAGCAACGTTTCGCAAGTATGTTCGGTCAATGAACCTAAATCGTTGGGTTTTACATCCAGAGCCGCTTGTCTTTGTTAAATCTGATTCTGACTGGATTATGGTCAATGGACAGCATCGCTCTAATGCACAGATCGAAACTGGGCTTACAATCCCGTATTCAATCTGCATTCACAAGGACGGTTCTATTTATAAAGCACTGGATCAAGGTAAAGTCAGAACCAACTCTGATATTACTGGCGCACCAACTGGAATCGTGCATCCAATCCATTTCTTGCTACGCTCGGCATCGTCTATCTCGACACCTGCACCAGAAGATGTAAGTCGTGTATTGAATGATAGGATTGGCAAGTTGCTTACAGAGGTCGAGTATGACATCAAGCCGCCAAAGTCTGGGCGTAATATTTGGAAGCAAACTGGTTTTCGTGCAGCATATGCTCTCGCTATCATCACTGATCGCATTAGCCATGATGATGCGCTAGAAGTCTACAATGGTTTATGCCGTAATGAAATTCATGAATGGCCACCGATTTTTATCGCGCTCTATCGCCAAATCATGGAAGGTCAGATTCATATCAACACGCAGGGCACGTCTCTGGATAATGACTATTTCATGCGCGGCATGTTTGCGTTCCAAAACTTTGACTCACCCGTGAAGACTGTTGCAATTCACAACAGCTTTAGATCGCAAGTGAAGGACAGTGTTTTCGACGTTATGAAAAGATATGCAACAGAAGAATTAAGGGTGGTAAGCTAAATGGCACTACAAATCATCACAGCCGATCAGCGTCTTGCTGAGAAAAAAGGCCATAAAATTGTTGTCTGTGGCGCAAGCGGTGTGGGAAAAACCACATTGGCGCGGACACTAAACCCTAGCACTACGCTGTTCTTGGACTTGGAAGCGGGAGACGCTGCAATTGAAGGTTTCCCCATCGACGTAATTCGGCCTCGCACATGGACAGAATGCCGTGACCTCGCCTGTTTCTTGGGGGGTCCTAACCCATCGCTGTCAGAAGATCAGCCATACAGTCAAGCGCATTACGATTATGTTGCTACGATGTTTGGAGACAGCGCAGAGTTTTGGCAGAAGTACGATACGCTATTTGTGGACTCTATTACCGTCGCAGGGCGTTTGTGCTTTCAGTGGTGCTTACAGCAACCAGAGTCGCGTTCTGAGCGCTCTGGTAAGCTAGACACTCGTGCAGCCTATGGTATGCACGGACGCGAGATGATGGCGTGGCTAACACACATCCAACACATCCGCGAAAAGAGCGTGATTTTCGTTGGCATCCTTGACGAAATCACTGACGAGTATGGGCGTAAGCAATACGCCCTACAGATCGAAGGCAGCAAGACTGGCCGTGAATTGCCGGGAATTGTTGACGAAATGATCACAATGGCCGTCCTAACAGGAGATCATGGGCAATACCGTGCGTTTGTTTGTCAGCCATTAAACGAATGGGGCTACCCTGCGAAAGATCGCTCTGGTCGTCTCGAAACCTTGGAAGAGCCACACCTTGGCAGACTTATGGAAAAGATGTCTAGTGGATCACCAGATGAATCACGGGGTTTGACATTCGTTGACCCTGCAACACAAAACTCTAGCGAAGAGGTAGCATAATGCTAAATTTGAATAACGTACCCGCCGATAACAACCCACAAGAACGTGAGTTTTCCCTAATCCCTAACGGCACAGTTTGCCGTGCGGTTATGGTCATCAAGCATGGTGACATGGAAATCCCTGAGTTCGGTCAAGGCGCATGGTTTAAAAAGTCCATGTCATCAGCAGCCAAGTGGATGGAAATTGAGTTCACCATCATTGGCGGTGAATTTGATCGTCGCAAGTTCTGGGATCGCGTCTTTGTTGACGGTGACAAAATGGGACAAAGCGGCATTCCACAGGCTAAAGAGATTGGTCTGCGCACATTGAAGTCACTTGTGGAAAGTGCGCGTGGCATTGACCCTGCGGACATGTCGCCACAGGCACAACAGGCTCGTAATATTTCTGGCGTTTTTGACTTAAACGCTATGGAAATCTGTGCTAAGGTTGGCATTAAGAAAGGCACCAATGGTTACGCTGATAGCAACCGACTGGTCGCCGCACTAACACCTAATTCGCGCGAGTTCATCCATGGTGGACAAGCGCCAGTCATGCAGACACCTGCGGCAGCACCGTCACAGTATTCTGCACCACAACCGTCTGGCGCAGTCCCTTCTTGGGCGCAACGGTAATCTAGCGGCAAGGCCAATCCGCGCCTGCTAGACCACGGATAGGGGGGCCGTGGGCCGCAATCCCCCCTCACTTTTCTAGCGAATAGGTGTTCCAATGTTACTACGTCCCTACCAAGAGGTAGCCGTGAATGACGCTATGAAGGCGCTCGACAAGCACGGCAATACCCTAGTCGTCGCACCAACGGGTGCAGGCAAGACCATCATGCTTTCTGCGCTCGTGGGCAAGCGCCATAAGGAAGGCAAGAAAATTCTAATCGTGCAGCATCGTGACGAACTTGTTGAGCAAAACCAATCCAAGTTCAAAAAGGTAAACCCATATATCACAACAAGCATCGTGAACGGCACAGTCAAGCACTGGGACGGTGATGCAGTGTTTTCAATGGTGCAGACCATATCTCGCGAACGCACACTCGCGCATCGTCCTAAGTTCGATATGGTTGTTATAGACGAAGGCCACCATGCAGCGGCTCCGACATATCGTCGTGTGATCGACGCTGTATTGCAAGACAATGACAAAGCAGAAATCGTGGGCTTCACTGCAACGCCAAATCGCGGTGATGGCAAAGGGTTGCGCTCTGTGTTCAACAACTGTGCACATCAGATCGAATTATCTACCCTTATCAATGAAGGCTTTCTGGTTCGCCCTAAAACATTTGTGGTTGACCTTGGCGTCAATGACGCACTGAACAACGTGACCAAGCGCGGCAAAGAGTACGACATGGAAGAGGTCGCCGCGATTATGGACCGCCAAGTCATTAACGATAGAATTGTTCGGGAATGGCTCGACAAGGCAGGGGATCGCAAGACAGTTGTTTTCTGCTCCACCGTTAAACATGCCGAACATCTTTGCGAAGCGTTTCTGCTTGCAGACATCAAAGCCGATTACGTCACAGGCGAAACAGACAAGCATGAACGTGAGCAAATGCTGCATGACCTAGAGCATGGCGATTTGCAGGTTGTGGTCAACGTAGCGGTGCTTACAGAGGGGTTTGACGCTCCACCCGTATCCTGTGTCGTCCTGACCCGTCCATGCTCTCAGAAGGGCACTATGGTGCAGATGATTGGACGTGGGCTACGGATTGTTGATCCTGAGCTATATCCTGACATCATTAAAACCAATTGCATCGTCATGGACTTTGGAACGTCCGTTATTACGCACGGTTCTTTAGATGATACTGCAAACTTGGATGGCGCAACCAAAACAGAAGGCGGTGAAGCGCCCGTCAAGGTTTGCCCTGATTGCGATGCTGAAGTTGCACCGAACACCCGCGAATGCCCATTCTGCGGCCACATCTTTGAGAAAGCCGAAAAGGACGTACTTGAAAACTTTGTGATGACAGAGTTCGATTTACTGCGTCTGTCGCCGTTCAAATGGATCAACCCATTTAGCGAAGGCCAAGCAATGATGGCTATGGGCTTTCAGGGATTTGCATTCGTAGGCCATATCAAGGACGATATGTGGGTTGCCATGGTAAAGGCTCAGAAGGGTCGTGTGCGCGTCGTATCCATCGGCGAGAAGGTTCATGCTATGTCAGCAGCCGACGATTTTCTGCGCGACATCGAAGACAGCAGCGCGGCAAGCAAAACAAAACGCTGGCTTAATCAGCAAGCCACAGAGAAGCAAAAAGCATTGTTGCGAGACCATGGCTTAGAGATTGGCTTCATGGACTTCTCGTGGACAAAATACAGAGCGGGATGCACCCTGAATTTCTTTTGGAACCATAGCGCTCTCAAACAAGGCTTTGAAAAGGCCGCAGCGAGGTTGCAGTAATGACATTGATTACAGTACGAGATGGGACCAACGGACCTGTTGTTTACATGTGGGTAGACGGCAAAGAGGTTGGTCATGTAGAATTGTCCACAAGAGCAACGGCTAATTTAATATCTGATTTAGCCAAGCGCATTGTGGAGAAACAGAATGCCGAGATTTGAAATGTACTTAATGATCGCAGAGCAAGATGACGACAACATCGAAACCTCTGAGTTCGAGATGGTTTGTTGGGTCAATGACCCTACAGACCTACATGAAGTGCAAGACGTTGCGAACGATATTATTCAAAAGCATGTCGAAGAATCCGAACATTTTGTATTGTTCGGGACAGCGAGCGTCACCATTCAAGGAATCGAAGTGCTTAACATAGGCTTCAGAAACAAAAATGCAGACCCGGATCACGTTAATGAAGTCATAGAATTGTTCGGGTCAGAGGAGGAGATAATACATTGACAGTACCATCAGCACCAAAGCCAATCGAAGAGTTGGCGCACATATTAGGAAAGTTTGGTTGGGATACGCGGTTCTCAGATTTATCAGAGGCACAAGTACACACACTGATCTTTGGATTACAGGAAGCACAACGTCTAGCAGCGGAGATTAAAATTGGAGAACTCGAAGAAACCTACTTTAACACAACAGGCACTTGGCCTTCTACATCAATCCCCTTCTAAGGAAGACCCTGTTGTAGCACACATCAAAGCCGTTGTGGACAATGCCATTGTCGCCAAAGAAAACAAGCGCGAGAAACGCAAATACATCGGTGCATCAAGCATCGGCGACGAATGTCAGCGCAAGATACAGTATCGCTACCTTGGCTACCCTATTGATCCAGACAAAGAGTTTAGCGCACAAACGCTGCGCATCTTTCAGTTTGGCCATGAGATAGAAGATTACACCGCTAAGTGGTTGCGAGACGCAGGGTTTGATCTACGCACAGAGGATAAAAACGGCGAACAGTTTGGGTTCTCAATTGCCAATGGTCAGATCAAGGGACACATCGACGGAGTGATTTGTGATGGCCCTGTGGATATGGGATACCCATGTTTGTGGGAAAATAAGTCAGCAAACGAAAAAAAGTTTCAGGCATTCGTTCGACATGGGGTTGCAAAAGCTAACCCGACTTATGCAACGCAGATCGCTCTTTACCAGACCTACATGGACCTTACCAAACATCCAGCCTTGTTTACGGTTGTAAACAAAAACACCTCGGAGGTTTATTATGAATTGGTCCCGTACAACGCGGCTTTAGCTCAAGAGGCGAGTGACCGCGCGGTGAACATCTTGACGGCTGCGAAGGCGGGTGACATTCTGCCACGCATAGCGCATAGCAAAGACTTCTTTCTCTGTAAGTTTTGTGAATACAACGAAACCTGTTGGGATGAATAAAAAAATGGGGTGCGCCTGTGCAGCGACACCCCAGATATAGTGTTAGTCATGGGTATGGAAACAAGATAATGAACATTTTACAGTTTGGCAAGACATCGCAGGAGGTCGCAGAAAGAATCTCACGGGAGGTTCCACGGCAATACCAACTGCAAATGCTGTTCGACACTTACCCCAATGGGGTGCGGCGCGGTAAAGAATTTTTCATCGGATCGCTGCGAGGAGAAAAGGGTCAGTCGCTTAGAATTAACATCGACACAAGCAGTCCGTGGTTTATGTCGGGAAAAGATTTTGAATCTGGTGATGGCATCGGTGGTATCTGCAAAGTTCTTAAAGAAGGACGTGGATGGTCGCTGCTAGAAATAGCCGAACATTTTTCGGAGTACCTGCCACGAGCGTTTGCTCCAGTTCCAGAAAACATCGTTAAGCCGAACAATCCGCAAAACTTTCAGGTCACAAACACAACATCTATGAACGGGTTCAAACAACCTGAACAAAAGGCTGCGAAGATCAGCATTGGCCCAAACACACCGTTCGAAGATGAATATACCTACACTGATGCAGATGGTCAGGTTCTCGTTACAGTTCGGAAATACTTTGATAGAGATGAAACTGGCGAAATTGTTCGGGATAGTTCGGGGAAACCTAAGAAGCAATTCCGCCAGTTCATGGATGGACGCCAAGGCTTACCCGAGCCAAGACCCCTGTACAACATACCCGACATCATAAATGCCGACAAGGT